CCGAAGACGCCTGCCACGCTAGTGTGACGATTTGTTGCACTTTCCATTTCCCATCGGAGGAACTATTCCATGTCGGTTAAATACCGAGAAACTGCGGGTCCACTTTTCCAAGGGCATTACGCCGGAGGAATTGTTAGTTCGCAGCGGATGAATAGCTCCAGCGAGTCCATAGAAGGCTTCAATCATAACCTTAACCTTTTGGGTAAGGCAGATTGTGGCGGACCTATGTTGTTGCGACGCACTCAGTGGTCTTATACACCGAATGTCGTCACGGGAGATTCACAAGGTATTCAAGGATCCCAATTGCCCCTTTCAGGGTTTGGGTCCCCCTTGATTAACCATCCCGAAGTAGACGCTGATAACGTTATGAACGCTAGAGGCGCTACTGCAATTGCTCGCACGATACCGCTGGAACCCGTTTTCAATTCTGTCACTGCGCTTCGAGAGGCAATGGCAGACGGGTTCCCTTCCGTACCGGGTCTCAACTCCTGGCGTGATCGCACATTACGTGCGAAGCAAGCTGGAGGAGAGTACCTGAATGTGGAATTTGGGTGGTTACCCCTCGTATCTGATATGAGGAATTTTGCCACCGCGGTCAAAGATCACCATACTATATTGCGTGATCTGAGGTCCGGCTCTAATAAAACAACAAGAGTCGGATATCATTTTCCGAGTAGTAATGAATTTCTGAGTTACAATGGAAGTGTGTATATTTACTTCCCGGGTAATTCAGGATACTCCACTACTACGGCCTCGACTAAAATCGAGAGTCAGAGAGTTGAAAACTGGTTTACTGGTGCATTTTCGTACCATCTACCTGTCTCTGACTCTATGTTGGGGAAAGCTCAGCTTTATGCTGAGTACGCAGATAAGCTTTTAGGGGTCAAACCGACCCCCGAGGCCATCTGGAATTCCTCACCATGGACCTGGGCGCTAGACTGGTTCTCTAATGCTGGGGATGTTGTTACCAACATTTCCCAGCTTGGCCAGAACGGCTTGGTGCTGCTTTACGGTTATGTAATGTCTCATTGTGTAACTGAGACACGAATAACCGCAGCTGCGCGTCCGGACGCCTTCGGCGGCTTTTCAGCCGGCGGAGTCACTCTGAAACAAGAGTGGAAAAAGCGTCTGGGCGCGGATCCATATGGATTTGGCGTTTCTGATTTGGCACTAAGTGCCGCACAGAAGGCCGTCGTGATTGCACTCGGTATAACCCGAGTTGGTCACGGTCATGGATAGGGCGAAAAGAATCCTATTCATGTTCACATGGCGTTCAGCTAACTACTGAGCGTCCCACTAAGGAGATTATGCTCAATGGCTTTTGCCGATCCTATCACTATTAACGACGGGACATCCCATTCACTCGCTCGCACGGGTTTTAGTGCGAATGGGGGCAGTTTTCGGACTGCCGACGGGCTGTATGACGTTCAGATCTCGCATGCCTATGGCAAGCGGGACCGGAGCGTCGCTCGTCTGAATGTTAAGAAGGTTGCCGAAGACCCCCTGCTTGCAGGGGTGAACGTGCAGGCTTCTATGTCCGCTTACCTCGTCATTGATTCACCGGTTACTGGTTTTGCCAGTGCCGATATCATTGCCGCGGCGTCAGCCCTTATGGACTGGCTGCAGGCTAGCACTAATGCTAACCTGACAAAGCTTGTCGGCGGCGAGAATTGATTTCTCGCTGCAAACTGCGGCCCGCTATTTTTCTAGCGAGTCACATGTTTTTAATAGTGCATCACCTTCCGATTTTTATTTCGGGTGTAAGGTGATGATTCTCTAGATGTAGTTCCTAGAGATAAGGGACCCGTTTAATTGAGCTCATGATATATTACCTATAGAGGGAATATATGAAAAGCATGACGGATCTCTGGCGTGAGCTGGCTAAAGAACTTGCCAGCTGGTGTCACACTAGCACTGCTCTCGATCATAAGAAGGTCGAGAGTCGGACCGAAGCTGAGGGCCTTTCTTTCCTCACGATAACGCTTCCTTCCTTTGGGAAGGAATTTGAGCGTTGTCTTGAGTTAGGCCTTCTTGACGACGATTCTTTTCCCGGTTTCCGGAAGAAGAATGGTTTCCCCCTATTCTTAGGAGGTTTCCTTCGTCAGATCTTCGATCCTTCAGATTGTGCCTTGTTTACGGAACCTAGTTTGGATTCCATCTTTGCTATTAGACAGCTTACACTGCTGTTTGCAAAGATTCTCGTTCCCTGTAGTGATGATAGGGAGCGGGACGCCTTTCTAGATTACGTAAAATGCGAAGAGGATTTGAGGGAGTGGGAATCTCATAACTCGTTTGACGATTCGTCGTTTGAGCGAGTTTCCACTCTCTTGTTCGGGGATGTTCTTTCCCGAATGAATGATCTCATCGAATTTGGTGAGATCCTTCCCAAACATGGTCCGGGAGCGACAGCAGATCGAATGACTGGAAATCAGAAATTCGATCTGGCTTTCTGGCACTCCCGCTTAGAAAGTTTATTCCCTTATGGGGAATTTGCTATGCTAAACTGGCGATCAGATAATAATCGCTATGACCATGTTCAAATCCTTGAGCCTGATGCAGAAATTCCCGTAAGGGTTATCTCTGTACCTAAAACGCTGAGAACTCCTCGAATTATTGCAATCGAGCCAACCTGTATGCAGTATATGCAGCAGGCCCTGCTCGGTCCAATTGTCGAGCTTCTCGAAAGTAAGGTCGTCCCGGGAAATACCCGACCGAATCTTGCTTTCAACTTCCTTGGATTTACTGACCAGAAACCAAATAGGGATCTGGCCAGACAAGGTAGTCATGAGGGTGATCTGGCTACACTCGATTTGAGTGAAGCTTCTGATCGAGTTCACATCTTGCATGTAGAGGCCATGTTGCGCCGTTTTCCTGCCGTATGGCAGGGATTCAGTGCGACACGGTCCACGAAGGCAAGAGTGCCTACGTTGGGAGTCGATCTTTATTCCCTTCGTAAGTTCGCGTCTATGGGCTCCGCGCTTTGCTTCCCTGTCGAGGCGATGGTATTTCTTACATCGATTTTCCTCGGCATAGAAGAGAAGCTAGGCACGCCTCTGACGCGTAGGATTGTGAAATCCTATGCGGGTAAAGTGCGCGTCTACGGAGACGATATTATTGTTCCCGTAGATTGTGTCTATCCTGTTATTGATACCTTGACCCGATTAGGATTCAAGGTTAACACCAACAAGTCATATTGGAACGGGAAGTTCCGAGAGTCTTGTGGGGGCGATTACTACGATGCTCACGATGTTACACCTGTGAGATTTCGTAGACGTTTCCCCCTTAACAGGAGAGATGTTTCCGAAGTGATATCTCTAGTTGCCTTTCGCAATCTCCTCTATGAGAGAGGACTGTGGCAGACAACTAAGTGGCTCGACGAAAAGCATTTAGGGAAAGTTCTTCCCCATTTCCCGATCGTCGAACCGACTTCACCTGGATTGGGTCGTCGCTCCTTTCTGGATTATATTCCAGAAAGGATTGACGATAACGACCATTCGCCGAGAGTGCGCGGATACGTCGTTAAATCTAAGCTACCAGCAAATTCTGCTAGTGGCTTAGGCTCCCTTTTTAAGTGCTTGACGTCATTAGAGACCAGAAGTTCAAGGGTTTCCCCTTTGGACACACTGTTCTCCTCTAGTGATCCCGAGCATTTGGAACGCTCAGGACGTCCTTCAGCCGTCGACATCAAGCTGAGGTGGATTCAGCCCTTCTAAGTTTAGAAGGATTGACGTACGAGACTTTGAGAGGGGCGGGTTTCTTACCGCCGACATCACCTTTTGGTAGGTGAGACTCCCCTTCTATTCAGGGCTTTGCCTTGGATCCTCTCTCGTACGATAGGGGCCTAAACGGCTCTGCCGTTTTGCCGGGAG